TTAGCAAAGAAGTGGTTAGTAATTGATGACTGCGCTAATAAGTTTAATATGCCATTTGGATTCTTCAAAGGCATTGAGCCTGTGAGCCGAGCAGTCGATGAATATTTGCCACCATTCACAGAAAACCCGAACTTTGAATATTATTTTAACATAGTACATAACAGAATCTGGAGGAGGAAAAATGGCAAAGCAAAGAACTGATGAATCAAAAATGATTGAGGTGTGCAACCGAATAGCAGTAACGCATCTCGGAATCAATAAAATATGCAGAGAAGTTGGTATAAGTTCTGAAACATTTTATAACTGGTTAGGAGATAGCGAAGAAAATCAGAAACGATACGCACGCGCGCGCGAAGCACAGGCTGATTTATTAGTTGAGGAAATGATTGATTTATCGGATGATAAGACAGGTGATGTACTTGAAACTGATATAGGTCAGCAAGGCAATAATGCAAATGTTACAAGGTCAAGACTTCAAGTTGATACTCGTAAATGGATAGCATCTAAGCTAAGGCCAAAGAAATATGGGGATAAAGTTGAAGTTGAAAATACTGGAGAGGTAAAAGTAATAACCGCAAATTTTGGAAATCCGATTATACCAACCGCATCTCAATCAACTGAAAATACATAATTCGATAAATAACGAATCGTATAAGTATTATGTATTGAATATTGGCCGACAATTCGGCAAATCATTACTTGCTCAAAATCAAGCTATGTATTGGGGTTTTAATTATGCCAACTGCAAGATTGGTTGGGTTAGTCCTATATACCGACAAGCAAAAAAAGTATTCTCCGAGATGTGCCTTGCATTTGCAGGTCATGATATATTGAAGATAAATGCTTCTGATTTAGAGTTGAAGTTCCCAAATGGAAGCATGATGAAATTTTTTAGTGCTGAAAGATATGATAATATAAGGGGTGAAACATTTGATTATTTGATATGTGATGAGTTTGCATTTATAGATGAAGGTGCATGGACTGAAGTATTGAGAGCAACTGTATTGGTAAAAGGAAAGAAGGTTCTTCTGATTAGCACTCCTAAAGGCAAAAATCATTTTTACAACCTATATAACCTTGATGGGGTTAATAATCAATACAAGTCATTCAAGATGACATCTTATGATAATCCGATAATAACACCAAGTGAAATAGATGATGCAAGGCTGACATTGCCAGACCATGTATTCCGGCAAGAGTATTTAGCCGAGTTTATAGATGGTGGTTATTCATTATTTGAAACTGCCTTGTATAGCAATGTTTATGAAACAACACCAAGATATTATGCAGGGGTTGACTTAGGCAGAGCAGATGACTATACTGTTATTAGCGTATTTAATCAGAAAGGGCAGCAAGTGTTTATAGACAGATGGAGGCATGATACATGGAATAGCATTGTTAGTAAGGTTATTAATATTATAAACAAATATGAGGCATATGCTATGGTTGAGGTCAATAGTATAGGCGATGCAATATTTGAGCAGATTGTCAATGGTGCAAATAATAAGTCAAGAATTAATCCATTTGTTACCACATCAAAGAGCAAGCAAGATGCAATAGAGCAGTTAGTTGTAGCCTGCCAAAATAAGGAGGTGCAATTCCTTCAAGTTGATTGGCTCAAAAAAGAGATGGAAATATTTGGATATGAATATAATCCTAAAACTAAATCAGTAAAATACTCTGCACCTAATGGATTCCATGATGACGGAGTTATGGCAACTGCCATAGCATATGAGGCATATAAGAATCTGAAGGCATCAGGCAGGTATTCTACCATAACAATTTAACCCTTAAATTCTATTTAATTACGATGAAGAATTATTCCGAACTCACAATCAAACAATTCCTGAGATGCAAAACTATTGCCGACTTGGAAACTGACCCTATAATGAGGAAGGTCAAGATGTTGGCTGAAATCGAGGGAAAGGATGTAGATGAAGTTGAGTCATTACCGATTGGTGAATTATTGGAAAGGTTGAAAGGACTTGAACAGATTGAGGCCATGCAACCTGACCAAAAGATAAAGTTAAAGTTCAAACTGGGTGGCAAGAGGTTTGTTGTAAAGTGGAGGCAACAAGATTTAACTGCTGCTCAATACATTGATGCAACTCATTTCTGCAAAGAGCAGGATAAGATTATTCACAACATCCATAATATTCTGGCTGCATTGGTAGTGGAAAGAACTTGGTGGGGTAAGGAGAAAAAGTACAATGGGGATAAGCATAAAGAGATTGCAGACTTATTCTACAATCAAATGAAAATCAGCACCGCATATCCAATCATGCTTTTTTTTTGCAAGTACTACGAGGCATTAGTAGCCAATATGCTAACCTATTTGGGGGCGGAGGCGGAGAGGCAAATCAATTCTATCAAAAGTGGTCTTGGATTGCAACAATAAATGACATGGCGAACAATGACAGAACTAAGTGGGATTTTTACTTCGATATGAATGTTACCGAGTTTTTAAACACCGCATCGTTTTATAAAGATAAATCAGACAATGACAACCGCAGAGCAGATAGGCAGTAAATACGGACAAAGCACAGATGACTTTGCAACGGCACAGGGCAATACCCTGACCGATATTGTATTGAGGTGGTGCAATGGGGGTATTGATGCTATGCGAACAAAGATTCAAAAGAATGTTCGCACAGGTGGGGCAAGTACATTGGCTCAATCAATGAGCAGCAAACCAATAAAGTCTGGAGGCTCAAAAGTAAGCATTGAAATTGTTGCAGACAAAGATGCTTATTATTGGAAGTTTGTTGACAAAGGTGTTAGGGGTGTAAAGAAAAACAAGGCAGGCAACTCTCCGTATAAGTTCAAAACAATAGGTGCAGGAAAGAATATGGTTGATAGCTTCAAAAAATACATTGCCAAAACAGGCAGCAAAAGTATGAGTGGCAAGAAGCTAACCAGTAAAAACAAAAAGAAACAGGCAAGTGCAATCGATAAGGAGGCAAAGGCAATGGCAGTAGCGACAAAGATAGGAGGTATTAAGCCTGTAAACTTTGTGCGAGAAGCCACCAATAAAAAAAGGGTTGACCAATTAGTGAACGATGTTGCCAAAGGATTAGGGGCAACAATTAAAGTAAGTATAAAACGAGCAGCAAATGAGTATAACAGTAAATAGCGAACCTGCCGAACATGGGGCAGGCTATAACCAACTTGTGTTTGATGTAACAAGTACACAGACCGCACAAACTAACTTCAACTTTGTGATTGATGTTTATGTGTGTGGAGTGAGGGTAAATAGGCAACTATACCCAAAACAACCAGCATCGACTTCATTAAAAGTTGATGTTTCACCTGTGGTTAGGAATTACTTATCAGCCGATTTTCTGAACGCATCGAGTACATTATTATCCGCCAATACTGGTAGCAGATGCCCATATTATGTGCAGTTTGGTGAGGCATATAACAACGCATCAGGAACATTGATTATCTATCCTGACCTAACAAAGAGCAATGATAAGTTTGCCTACAATGCCGTGTTTGATTTTGAGGAGTTCGGCAAGTTTGAATTTTCAAAGATGAACATTGCATCTGGGTTTACCTTGCAAGAAAGCATACCTAATTACAAGTATGCAGGGCAATATAAGACAATCACATACTTTGACCCTGTAACGAAGATTGAAGGAATAGTCAGCAATGGAAGTCCGAATGTTTTACTTACAGGCGAATATGCAACCATAATGCCACCAACTTTATCTCCCGGATTAGGCATCACAGGAACAGGCATACCTGCAAACACAACCATTGTTAATGTGGCATACAACGCAGGATTAGGCTCAAACATTATTGTGCTATCAAATAATGGCACATCCAATGTAACAACTACTTTGACCGCAAGCAGAAGATTGAGCCATATAAGAGTAAAGCAATATGATAGTGCAGGCTCTTTGCTTGTTACCACAACTGAAGGAATAAGTCAATCGGGAACAACTTATGTTTATAATGTGAATGCAGAAAAGATAAGTGGATTCAGTTTGAACGCAAATACTGCATATTATGATGTTGAGTTTATGAACATAATAGGGATGACTGAAACTATACTTGAAACATACAGAATAGACATAGTTCCTGCCTGCACAAAATATGGAACATATAGATTGCACTGGTTGAATCAGTATGGAGGTTGGGAGGCATATAACTTTACGGCAGTAAACCAAAAAAGCATTGAGGTTAACAGAACTCAATATAGAAAGATGTTGCCACTCGGTTACATAGATGCGGATAGATTAAAGGTAAACTATAACACCGAGATAATTGACAACGTATTATTGAACTCGGACTGGATTACCGATGCTCAATCGGAATGGATGCAAGGTCTGTTTGAAAGTCCTTTGATTTGGTTGGAAAGAAGTGCGACTGATTTCATTGCGGTGCAAGTAACCGAAACAGGCTATCAAAATCAAACCTACTTAAACTCTGGCAGGCAGTTACATAAAATCACCTGCAATATGCAATACTCTTATAATAGATACAGGCAGTCATTATGATAAATGAATTATTAGTATATCAAGGCAACACATCGTATAAGATTGATTTATACGAGTCGGAAACTATTGACCTGACCAAGAGCATCACGGATATAGTTGACCCAGAGCAAAGGAGGTCGGACTATACTCGCACAATCAAAGTGCCGGGAACATCGAACAACAACAAGGTGTTTTCATTCATATTTGACTTGTCAAGATATACCATAAACACAACTGAAACGCAGTATAACCCTGACTTTAATGTGGCACTAAAAACAAGTGCTATCCTTTATCGCAATGGGTTGGTGCAGATTAAAGGATTTATTCAATTGACAAATATTGTCAAGAGGCCTGATGGCGCAGTTGATTATGAGATAGTCTTATTCGGAGAGGTGGCAAACCTTTTCAAAGATATGGGTGAGAAGAAGTTGAGGGAACTTGACTTATCAGCCTATGACCACTCATTGACTGTTGCAAATGTTGACACAACCGCACA